GAAAGAAAAAATATGATTGAATATAACGGAAAAAAATAAAACTGCCATTTGTAGTTAAATCACATTCAACATCAATGGTGACAAGATCTAATAGATTCAATGGTGAATCAATTAAGTTGCCTAGCTTTGCAGCATGTGTTTATGATTATACAATGCATATGACTGAACTTACAGAAGCTAAAGACAAAGCAACGAATCAAGTCCCCGGCTTCAGTGATCATCAAGATGACTGGCAAATAGTACGTAATGGATTGGATTGGTTTCGTCAGCACTTTGCGAAAGAATATATGGTGTTGCTAGATTAACACAGTGACAATGTACCCTGCGACAATATGTCGCAGGGTACAACAATATACTATGTGACGATATGACATGCGACAATATGACATGCGACAATTCGCCGCATGTATTAGCTCGCTCGCTTCGCTCGCTCGCACATTCGATAGTGGTACCAGACCCATAGTCAACATTTGAATTTTTTGATATATTAATGTATACCTACGTATATAAAAAGATACTAATAGGTAGTGTATATAGTAACTCATGCATACTTAATGACGTAAAATAGTTATTCTTTTTAAAAACACATATGAAAAAATATTATAAAATTTTTTTTCGAATGCACTTATGGATATAGATAAATTAAAAAAGTTTGAGAAATTACCACCTGATGTTAAACGACAATTAACTTTATATATGTCTAAGTGGAAAGATAAGAAAAAACAAGCCACTATTAAAAATGACTTCATGGCTTTCGTTAAACATGTATGGCCAGAATTTATTGAAGGATCTCATCACAAACAAGTAGCTAAAAAATTTAATGAGATTGCAACGGGTAAAACAAAACGTGTTATTATTAACATGGCACCTAGACATACTAAATCTGAATTTGCATCTTATCTATTACCTGCTTGGATGGTTGGTCGTAATCCTAAATTAAAAATTATTCAATCTACTAACACAACTGAATTATCTGTAAGGTTTGGTCGTAAGGCAAAACAACTTATGGACTCTCCAGAATATAAAGAAATATTTGAAACAAGATTAAAAGAAGATTCTCAAGCTGCTGGTAAATGGGAAACTCAACAAGGTGGAGAATATTATGCTGCCGGTGTTGGTTCTGCAATTACAGGAAGGGGTGCTGATCTATTAATTATTGATGATCCCCATACTGAGCAAGACGCTATGAATGCACAAGCATTAGATAGAACTTATGAATGGTACACTTCAGGACCCAGACAACGTCTTCAACCTGGTGGAACAATTATTATTGTAATGACAAGATGGAATGAAAAAGATTTAGCCGGACGCCTGATTAAAGCACAAAAGGAACCTAAAGCAGATCAATGGGAACTGATTCAATTTCCTGCTATCATGCCTAACGATGAACCCTTGTGGCCGGAATATTGGAACATAAAAGATCTAGAAGCAGTTAAAGCATCTATTCCATTATCAAAGTGGAACGCACAATATATGCAGAATCCTACTGGAGATGAAGGAGCATTAATTAAAAGAGAATGGTGGCAACCTTGGGAACAGGATGAACTTCCTAAAGTAGAACATATTATACAATCTTATGACACAGCATTTATGAAAAAAGAAACAGCCGATTATTCTGCTATTACGACTTGGGGAGTTTTTCACCCCACTGAAGATAGTGGTCCCTGTCTCATGTTGCTGGATTCATTGAAGGGAAGATACGAGTTTCCAGAACTAAGAAGAGTTGCAATGGAGCAGTATGGCTACTGGCAACCGGAAACAGTGATCATAGAGGGCAAAGCATCCGGGCTCCCTCTCACATATGAATTAAGAAAAATGGGAATCCCAGTTATAAATTTTACACCGTCAAAAGGTAATGATAAACACACTAGAGTAAATAGTGTCTCTCCATTATTTGAATCGGGTAAAATATGGGCGCCTGTTGATATGGAGTTTGCGCAAGAAGTTATTGAAGAATGCGCTGCTTTTCCTTACGGAGACCATGATGACTTAGTAGATTCTATGACTCAAGCAGTAATGAGATTCAGACAAGGCGGTCTAATTCATCACCCAGATGATTATAAAGATGAGCCTTTACAACATAAACAAAAAGTGTATTATTAAGAGATTATGGCAATAGATGATCAAGCATTAAAAGACGCACTTAGAGCAATTGAATCAGTGAGATCCCTGAAGACTTAGATTTACCAGATCCAGAAGAGTATGATGATATGGGTGGTATTAAATCTCTGGATAGACGTGTACCTTCAATTAAGATGGCATCAGAGACTGGTGATGAAGAAGCTCAAATGGAAATTGGTCAAATGCTAGAAGCATTCCAAGAAGCTGTAAAACAAGGTTTCCAAGGAACTGTAAAAGAATTTTCAGATTATTATTTTGGTCAAATGAAACAAGATATGCAAATGGATGAAGATAGAGCTATGGCTATGTATGGTGGTTCTATGAGAGCTCAGTATGCTACAGGTACTCCTCAATCTTCTGAAATAGAAGCTCTTATTAGAGGTCTTAGACCAACTCGAGACCCAGACCCAGAAAAATTTGCTGAAGAAATAAAGAAATCAAAATTAAGAGAACTAATGCCAGAATTTGAAAAGAACGCTGAGTTAGTTCCAGAACGTCAAAGCAGAATGGAAAAAGATTATCCAGATTCAATGAAAAAGAAATACAACTTTATGGAATTAGCTGATTCATCTAATGATGCTTTAAAAGAAGAATTATTGGATAGAAAATATAATGCAAAAAATTATCCACCATCTCAAAGAAATATGAGTATGGAAGAATTAAAAAGAATGTTTAAAAAAGCAAAAGAAGATAAATTAAAAAGAGCTAAAGGCGGTATTGCAGGAGTTCTGTAATGCCTGATATTCTTCCTAAACCTAAACCAGAACAATATACTAAAATTCTAGATATGCTTAATACCAAAGCAGCAGCTAATCAATTTAGTACGAAAACTTATACAGATCTAGTATTAGAATTTTCTAAAAAAGCATACGACAATAATGAACTATCCGATGAAGAATATGCAGATATTGTGAAACCTTTAAAAGGTGATACTGGTATTATGGTACTTGAACAAATTAAAAAAGAAAAAGAATATTTAGATAACTATGCTATTGGAGGACGTGTTGGATTAAAAGATGGTTCTCATGATGTTGATTATTGGGCAATGGTGGGTAGAATGTTTATTGAAGCCGGAGCCGATGACGCAACAGGTATGAATATTACAGAATTTGCAGCTGAGTACTTTCCTAGATAATGACTAAAATTGTGGCTAAAAGATTAACAAGAACTATTCCACCGGAATCCGGCCCCATGCCTCAGGGCTTGAATTTAAACTATAATGGTGTTAAAGAAGTAGAACTTACGGAGAAAATAAATAATGGCAGATATAGACAAAGCACTTCCAAACGAAGTCAGAAAAGAAATCGAACTACCGGGTGAAGAAGAACTTCAAGAAACTTTAGCGGAAGAAGTTTCACTAGAAGAAGAATCACCTGAGCCAGTAGAGATACAAGAGAACGAAGATGGTTCTGTTGATATTAATCTAGATCCACAAGCAGCATCTCCTGAAGGTGGTGACGAACATTATTCAAACTTAGCAGAATTTTTACCTGATGATATTTTAGGACGTATTGGTTCTGATCTTGCTCAAAAATATTTAGATTATAATTCTTCAAGAAAAGAATGGGAAAAAACTTATACTAATGGTTTAGACTTATTAGGTTTTAAATATAATAATAGAACTGAACCTTTCAGTGGTGCAAGTGGTGCAACTCACCCCGTACTAGCTGAAGCCGTTACTCAATTTCAAGCATTAGCTTATAAAGAATTATTACCAGCAGATGGACCTATTAGAACTCAAGTGATGGGAACACCTAGTGAACAAAAAACTCAACAAGCTGAACGGGTTAAAGATTTCATGAACTACGAGTTAATGGAAAAGATGAAAGAGTACGAACCTGAGTTCGATCAAATGTTATTTAATTTACCACTTGCAGGTTCTGCTTTTAAAAAAATTTACTATGATGATTTATTAGGAAGAGCAGTTTCTAAATTTGTTCCAGCAGAAGATTTAATTGTGCCATACACAGCTACATCATTAGATGATGCAGAAGCAATTATTCACCGTGTTAAAGTTTCAGAAAATGATTTAAGAAAACAACAAGTTTCAGGATTTTATTTAGATGTTGAATTAAGTAAACCTCAAGACAATGAAACTGAAGTTGAGAAAAAAGAGAGAGAATTAGAAGGAACTTCTAAGACAGGCAATGAAGATGTTTATACATTATTAGAATGTCATATTGATTTAGATTTAGAAGGTTTTGAAGATATAAATGAAGAGACTGGTGAGCCCTCAGGAATTAAAATTCCCTACATTGTAACTATAGAAGAATCTTCTAGAGGAGTTTTATCTATAAGACGTAACTATGAAGTAGATGATCCGTTGAAAAAGAAAGTTGACTATTTTGTACATTTTAAATTTTTACCTGGTTTAGGTTTTTATGGTTTTGGTTTAATTCACATGATTGGTGGATTATCAAGAACTGCAACTTCAGCATTAAGACAATTGTTAGATGCAGGAACTTTATCTAATTTACCGGCTGGATTTAAAATGAGAGGTATCAGAATTAGAGATGATGCTCAATCAATTCAACCTGGTGAGTTTAGAGATGTAGATGCACCTGGAGGAAATTTAAAAGATTCATTTATGATGTTACCGTTCAAAGAACCAAGTCAAACTTTATTACAATTAATGGGAGTTGTAGTTACTGCAGGTCAAAGATTCGCAAGCATTGCAGATCTACAAGTTGGTGATGGCAATCAACAAGCAGCAGTTGGAACAACAGTTGCACTTCTTGAAAGAGGCAGCAGAACTATGTCTGCAATCCATAAAAGAATTTACTCAGCTTTAAAAAATGAATTCAGAATTTTAGCTAGAGTATTTAAGTTATATCTACCACAAGAATATCCGTATGATGTAGTTGGGGGTCAAAGAATGATTAAACAACAGGACTTTGATGATAAAGTAGATATATTGCCAGTTGCCGACCCTAACATTTTTTCTCAAACACAGCGTATATCACTAGCGCAAACGGAATTGCAGCTGGCAACTTCAAATCCACAAATGCATAATATGTATAATGTTTATAGAAATATGTATGAAGCATTAGGAGTTAAAAACATTGATTCAGTATTAGTAAGACCAATGCCACCTCAACCAAAAGATCCGGCGTTAGAACATATTGATGCTTTAGGTGGAAAACAATATCAAGCATTCCCTGGACAAGATCATAGAGCTCACATCACTGCTCACTTAAATTTTATGGGAACTAACATTGCTAGAAACAATCCAATGATTTTAGCTTCATTAGAAAAAAATATTTTTGAACACATTTCATTAATGTCTCAAGAACAACTTGAAATAGAGTTTAGAGATGAATTAGTTCAACTACAACAAATGACAGCCATGGCTCAACAGCAACCCCAGAATCAACAGATCAACA